AACCAAGTTACAGTTTTATCTTTAGATTTAAGCATTCTTCTAGTGCCTTTAATTTCGTTTTTATCGCCTTGAGCAATATAAACTCCTTTTCCTCTAAAGCTTGACGCACCTTTTGGATCGATGTGTAAGTTTTGAGGAGGCACAGCAACATTGTCAGTACTATTTAAGGAAACACTTCCTTTTCTACCGATTTTGTCTTTGCTTGATTTTTCTATTTTAGTCATAGTTTCTCCTTAGTTGTTATAGACTACCTTTTCTCTATTTTGGACTAATTTAGCCTGATCAAGGTTGATTCTTGCTCTAGTTTCTTCTTCTTTACGCTGATTTTCCATAGCTTTCAAGTCAACTTCTCTTGATTTAAGCTTCAATAATGGATCATGATCAAATTGAGAAGTAATTGTTTTCTCTTCCTTCATGAATTCTTCAGTCATTTCAGCAATTAAAATAGCTTTTCTTGCTTCTATCTTTTGAGAGATCTCTTGAAGCTGTTGTTGAGCTTGGGGATTCATCGTAGCCGCCTGTTGAAGCTGTGGCAACATCTGCATTTCTTCTCTAAATTCTAATTGCACATGTTCTTGAGCCATTAATGAGATATGCTCTAAACAATTTTTCTGTAAAGCAGCCATAACCGGTGGATTATTTCTCACCATGTTCGTTGCCATGAAATTTAAGTGTGATGTAATATGCGCTCGGTGGTCTTGACCAGGAAATGCTTGAAAAGGCTTTTGAGCCAAAGCATCAATATTTTCCAAAGCCGGA